GGTACTGTTGCTAATTCAACAAGCACAATGCACAAACTTAGTAGTACACCTATTACAATAGACTGTTTTGAAACAGATGACATGACAGATGTTATTATTGAAAATAGTAATGATCCTACTTTTATCGTTTCGTCTGGATATGCTTTTAATACTTATATAAACTGGTTAGAAGAATTACGTCAAAGATATAATGAAACTAAAGACCAAGCTTTTTGGAAAGAACTTATTCGACTTCTTCCAGAGTCATGGCTTCAAACTAGAACAGTAACAATGAATTACGAAATATTAAGAAATATCTATTCTCAAAGAAAACATCATAGACTCACAGAATGGCATCAGTTTTGTGACTGGATAAAAACATTACCATATGGACAAGAGTTAATTACTCTTGGACTTGATAAATAAAAAAATTTATGATATAATAATTATATAAGTTAAAAGATAAATATTAAAGAGTAAAGGAAAATAATATGAAAAAAGATTTTATTAATGCAGAATATGTAAGTGGTAGAATTTATCAGCATAACCTTGTTAAGAAAACAGTTCAGAATAAAGAATCAAAGAATTTTGGTACAGAATTTATTTCTGGAACAGTTGATATTGCTACTGATGAAGAAGGATTAAATGTTATTCCGATTCATTATACATATGTAACAGCAGTTACCGGTAACGGAAAAACCAATGCTACATATAATGTTCTTGATAGTATTATTAATGGTGCAAAAACTTGGATTACAGATGGTAAAGATGCTGCGATGAAAGTTCGTGCAAGTACAGCACTTGCTTTGAATGATTTTTATAATAATAATGATGAACTTGTTTCTGCAAAACGTAATGAAGGTGGTTTTCTTAATAGTATTAATGAACTTCCGCCAGAAAATGAAAGAGCAAGATTTGATCTTGATATTGTAATTACTTCTACAACAAGAGTAGAAGCTGAAGATGAAAATACAGAAGATTTTGTAAGAATTAAAGGTGCAGTATTTAATTTCAGAAAGGCTCTTCTTCCTGTTGAAATTATTTGTAGAGATGAAGCAGGCATGAATTATTTTGAAAGTCTTGAAGCTTCTCCGAAGGAACCTGTATTTACAAGAGTTAAAGGTAATATTGTAAGTAATACAATTAAGAGAGAAATTGAAGAAGCTTCTGCTTTTGGTTCTGCAAGCGTTAGAACAGTAACAAGAACTGTTAGAGAATGGCAGGTTGATTGGGCAAATCCAGTTGAATATACTTTTGGAGAAGCTGATACAATCACAGAAGAGGAACTTACAAAAGCAATTCAGGATAGAGAACTTGATCTTGCTGAAATTAAAAAGCGTAGTGATAATTATAAAGCATCTAGAGGAAATCAAGGTGCAGCTGGAGCAAAAGTAGAAAGTGCTAACGTACCAGCAGGTAGTTTTAACTTTTAATTAAAATTTTTAAATTGAGAATAGATTTTATATGGGGAAGGGATTTATTCCCTTCCTTTTTTAAGGAGAGTATATAAGATGGCAATAAATTTATTAGATATTAAACCTCATAAAGTTAGTACAGATTTAACAGGATATATTACTTATATTTATGGCGCTCCTAAGACTGGTAAGACAACTCTTGCAACACAAATGCCAGGTGCAATTCTTTTAGCTTTTGAAAAAGGATATAACGCTCTTCCTGGTGTTATGGCACAGGATATTACTTCTTGGGGAGAAATGAAGCAGGTTTATAGATAGTTAAAAAAACCTGCCGTAAAAGAAATGTATCAAAGTATTATTGTTGATACGATTGATATTGCAGCTGATATGTGTCAGAAATATATTTGTGACCAAAATGGTATTACTACCCTTGGTGAATTAGGGTTCGGTAAAGGCTGGACATTTTTTAAAAATGAATTTAGTCAAGTATTTAGAGGATTAACTCAGCTTGGTTATGCAGTATTGTTTATTGGTCATGATAGAGAAGTAATGGATGATGCTGGTAATAAAACAATTAGACCTGCATTAAGTAATTCTACTAGAATTGTTATAGCAGGTATGGCAGATATTATAGGCTATGCTCATCAGGTTAAAGGTAAAGATAGTGATAAAACTTCTACTCTTACAGTAAGATGTACTGATGATAGTATTGAATGTGGTGCTAGATTTAAGTATATTAAAAATGAGTTTCCAATGAGTTATGATAATCTTGTTAATGAATTAAGAACTGCAATAGAAAAAGAAGCTGCTGAACATGACAATAAATTTATTACTGATGAAAAACAGGAAGTTGTAGAAAAAGAAGAGTATGATTTTGATACTTTAATGAAAGAGTTTAAAGGATTATGTGAAGCTCTTATGGAAGAAGATGAAGGTAACGGTGCTAAAATTACTGCTACTGTAGAACATTACCTTGGAAAAGGTAAAAAAGCTAGTGAAATTACACCTTATCAAGTTGAATTTTTAGCTTTAATTAATGAAGATTTAAGAAACTTATGAAATCATTATTTAGTTAATTATTTATGTTGTTAAAATGAATTTTAATGAAATAGTTAAATATTATGAAGAACTTCCTTTTAAAATAAAAAATAATCCATATTTTCAAGCTATTGAACATATAGTAAATGAAGATATGAAAGAATTATTATTAGAAAAAATAATTAATGATTTTAATAATAAATATGCGGCCGGGCCTTAATCGGTACCGGCCTTGACTTTAATAATATTTTATGATATAATATAAATATAATTTAAAAAAGAAGGTATGTTAAATGCCCACAGCATATGTTAAATGTCTATATTGTGGCGAAAAATTTGATAGATTAAAAGAACCTAATGTAAAAATAGGAAGACGATATGCACATAAATCATGTTATGAATCTCAAGATGCTGAAACCTTACAAAAGCAAAAAGATGAACATGATTTTTTTGAGTATATAAAATAGATATATGGTGAAGATTATAATTATGTGCAGATTCATAAACAAGCAGAGAAATATATAGAACAGTATAACTTTACATATTCTGGTATGTTAAAATCTCTTAAATGGTTTTATGAGATTAAAAGAAATAATAAAGAATCTTCTAATGGAAGAATTGGTATTATTCCATATATTTATGAAGATGCTAAGAAGTATTATTATAATCTTTACTTAGCACAACAAAGAAATAAAGATGTTAAAGAATATCGGTTAGAGGTTAAGGAGATCGTGATAGCCTCCCCGCGCATGTATATAGCACCACCAAAATTATTTGATTTAGGGGAGGAGGAAGAATAAAAATGCCTAATTATACAGACATTCCATCAGTAATACAAGTTATAGGAGCAATTTATAATAACCCTTCGCTCCTTGACAATGAAAAATATAATTTTAACAACGAAGACTTTACAGAAGAATTTCATAAAATAGTTTTTGGTTCAATATATAATCTCCATCAGCTTGGAGCAAAAGAAATAAACGTAAATACAATAACAGATTATCTTGAAACACGACCAACCAAACTTGCAACCTTTAAAGTTAATAATGGAGTAGAATGGTTAAATAAAGTAAAAGAATCTACTCAGCTTGCTGCTTTTGATTATTATTACAATAGAATGAAGAAAATGACTCTTCTTCGTATGTATCAAAAAGTTGGGTTTGATTGTTCAACTATTTATGATATTGATAATATATTTGACGTAAAAAAGAAGCAGGCTCAAGAGGATTGGTTAGATAATACTCCTATTGAAAAAATAGCTGATTTAATTGATAGTAAGATTCAACAGATAAAGATGAAATATGTAGATAATGCAGATACAGTATTTCAGCAAGCTGGACAAGGTGTTGATGATCTTATTGTTAAATTAATGGAGTTTCCAGAAGTTGGTTATCCTTTGTATGGTAAGTTAATTAATACTGTAACGCGCGGCGCCCGTCTCGGAAAGCTTTACCTACGTTCTGCGGCGACAGGTGTTGGTAAAACGCGTGCAATGATTGCAGACTGTTGTTATATAGGATGCGATGAATTATATAATCCAGAAACTGGTCAATGGGAAGAAAATGGTACGAAAGAACCTTGTGTATATATTACGACTGAACAGCAAATAGATGAAATTCAAACCATGATGTTGGCTTTTATAGCTAACGTAAATGAGAAAAGTATTCTCAATAATGAATATTATGGAGATGAATTAGATCGTGTAAGAAAAGCTGCACAGATTTTAAAGAATAGTAATATATATGTAAAAAGATTACCTGATTTTGCTTTATTGGATATTGAAAATACTATTAAATATGGAGTTAGAGAATGGAACGCTCGTTACTTTTTTCATGATTATATCCACGAAAGTATGAAAATATTATCTGAAGTAGGAGGTAAATCTAAAGTAGAAGGATTAAGAATATATAATGTTCTTTTTATGATTGCTGTTAGATTAAAAGATTTATGTGTTGAAAATGGAGTTTTTATTGAAAC